GCGCGCCAGCACGAGACGAACCGGGTCGTGCCTGCAGCGTAGTCGCTCTGCAGACCGGAAGAAATGGCGCGCGGCATTACTCGAGGATTTCCCGCAGCGTGACCATCGGCCCCGCGATGAACCGCGCGTCCACGCTGCCGCCGCCCGCGACCATCTCCCAGTCGATGAGGTCGTTCAGGAAGTGCGCGGGCACGTAGAACCGGCCGGTCCACGTCACCGTATTGGCTGCCGGATTGCCGGTGATGCTGGTGAACGTGCCCGTGTTCGCATCGACCGTGAAGGAGGTGGAAACGCCGTTCACGAACACCTGAAGGCTGGCCGCCTCCAGGCGCGTGAGCTTGCGGTCCTTGTGCCGCCCGGACGATGGCTCCGTGTAGCGCTTGAACGCCTGATAGCCGCCACCGGTCTTCGCCGCGACGACTCCATCGGTGCCGCTGACCTCGAAGTCCTTCGGATCACGCAGCAGGAAGCCAAAGGCGCCGCCTTCCGTGACCTCAAACAGCGCCTCGAGCAGCTGCCAGAGCAATCCGCGCACGGGCGCGAGATGGATGTCGAACTCGCGGATGGTCTTGTCCTGCGGGCCGATGTTGATCCACTCGCTCCCGCTGGCCGAGCTCACGCGCTGGTTCTTGCGCGTGTTGCGGCCCTTCACATCGGCCTCGATGGACGACTCCAGCAGCACGACGTCGGACAGGACGGTGATGGTCATCCGCGCCTCCCAAGATTGCGCAGCGAGTGCGCCGAGTGCTGCGCGATCTGCGCGCCGAACTGCGTGGCCGTCTGCCGGGATGCGCCCGGCGGCATGGCGACGGTGAAGTTGTTGTGGACGTGGATGGTTCGGCTGCCCTGCCCCGACGATTGCTCGTCGCCCCGGTCTGCGGGCTCGGACTGCTGGGTGCTTGGAACGAGCGCCTGCATGCGAACCGACCCCAGAGCCGTGACGTAGCCGCCGTCTGCGTAGCCGGGGATCTCGTCGCTTGTCATGCGGCCGGTCTTCGCCTGTGTGTGCAGGCGCTCCAGCCGATCCACACCGATCGCGCGCACGGCGGGCGCGCTGAAGACGTATTCCTGCCCGTGGACGACCCCGGCGGCCTGCTTCGGGTCGGCGTTGCCCGTGTAACCGCCGATGTCGAATCCAGGCATGCGCTCGCCCTTTGCCACTGCCTCGCGGACCCGCTCGACGCTGGAGCGCTCGGTCAGCGAGGTCGCCTCCCGCAGTGTGTCGCGCGAGTTCGCGTGCGGGTTCGAGGTGAATAGGTTCGTGTGAGCAACTGTGGCGAGATTGAGGATGCTGCTGCGCATATCCGTGTCCGACTGGACGACCGAATCAATCGCAGCTCTGTCGCCGACTGCGGCGCGATCGTGAATCGTCTCGAGCACGTCGCGGCCAATGGCCCGAACCGCCGGAGCGCTAAACACGTACTCGCCGCCGTGGACAACGCCTGCGACCTGATCGGGGGCAACGTCCCCCGTGTAGCCGCCATCCGAGAAGCCTGGCTGCTTGGCTGCGTGCTCGCGGATGATCTGGATGACAGCCGGCGTGAGGCGGTCGCTGTGGCGCGGATCGCTCGGATGCAGCACTTCCTCGCGCACCCCCTTGGGGCCGCCCATGAGGATGGCGGGGACTTCATGGGCCTGCAGGACGACGTGCGGCTTGCGGCCCACGATACCGCCTGCGTGATACTTCTGCGCACTTTCGAACACGCCGGACGGAACCGGGCGGTTGTCGTTCGTCTGTCCGACAATGCCGCCCGAGTGAAGGAACAGGCCCAGATCCTGTTCGCCGAACGCGACGCCGGAGCCGAAACCGGAGGAAGCCACGCCGCCCGGCGCAAACGCAGAGGACGAGCCGCCGAGCCCGAGTAGGCCGAGCAAGCCACCGCCGCCGCTCGCCGCGGACGACGCCTGCGCCGCCGCGATGATCTGCTGGATGATCCCGGGCAGGCTGGAAAGCGCACCGCCGCCCTTGGTTGCCGCACTGGCAAGCTGCAATGCCGCCTGTGCCGCCTTGTCGTTGGAAGCGCCAAGCGTGTCGCTGCTCTTGGAGGCGTCCCGGAACATGTCCAGCACGCCCTGCTCGCCCGAGGGCGTCTGCCCGCGATCCAGTCGCGCGAAGTCGCCGGCCGTCACGCCGCCCGAATCGACGCTCGTGCTCCGGTCCAGCCGGGCGAAGTCGCCTGTTGTCGGCGTGACGCCTGCGGGCGCTGCCGCCGCGCCCGGCTGGCCGATCCCGTTGAGGGCTCCTGCTGCTGCCTGCGCCGCCGTGGTGAGGGCATTCAGGGCCTGTGCGCTCGAGGTCGCTGCGGTCGCTTGCGATGTTGCCGCACTGGCTGTCGATGCGCCCGATGCGCTCGACGCAACCGCCTTTTCCGCCGCATCCTGCGCGGAGATTTCGGACTTGCGGAACGCCTCCTGCGCGGTGTCCTTGGCCGCCTCCGCCGCTTTGGTCCGCTCGCGATCCTTGCCGCCGAAGATGTCCGCGAAGAAGCTACCCGCGCCGCCCAGGCTACCGTTCTTGCCGAAAAGCTGGTTGGACAGCTCCTTGGCCGTGATGTCGTTGAACTGCTTGGAGAGGGTGTTCGCGAAGTTGCGAAGCGCATCCTTCGGCTTCGTGCCGTTCATCAGGTCCGAGAACAGGTTGCTCCCGGCGTCCTTGAAGATGGAGTCGAACTTGTCCTTGAGCGGATCGAGGGCGGCCTTGAGCTTGTCGATCTGGAGGCGGAAGTTCTCGACATCGACCTTCAATTGGAGGTCTTCGGGGCGCTCCTGCGAGAGCTTCTCCATGACGCGAAGCTGCTCTTCGAGCTTGCCAACCACCTGCGCGCGCGCCGCGCCTTCGCGCGTCAGGGACTCGATTTCGCCGATGGCCCCAGTGCTTTGCGCGAGGGCGATGCGATCCTCTTCGATCTGCAGCTGCTGATTGATGAGGCTTGTTTTCTGCTTCGCGTCCGTGAGCGCCACCTGCTGATCGCGAAGCGCCTTGGCGCTCGCAACCTCATCGTCTGTAATGCGCCCCTTGGATTTGGTCTGGAATATCTTGTCCTGTTGATCGGCGATCTGGTTGCGCAGGCGCGCCGCCCCCGCCTCGTCGCCCGCGAGTTGCCGCAGATTCGCGCGGTAGTTCAGCAACTCCTCATTCAGCTGGATGAACGACTGCTCGCGCTCCTGGTTGGACAGAACGATGTCGCGCTCGCCTTTGAGCTCGACGTTCTGCTCCTGCAGGCCAATTTCCTTCAGGCGCGTGCGGTCCTGCTCCTTCTTGCCCGGATCGCGCGTTTTGGCGAGGTGATCTTCGACCGCCTTGCGTTCTTCCTCCAGTCCGGCGATTTCAGCCGCAGTGCCCCGTTCGATGGCCTTGACCTTCTGGGCATAGAAGTCATCGAGCGAAATGCCGCCGGCTTGATAGACGCCCTGCAGGTATTTCTCGTTGAACGCGATGGTGTCGCGCTCTTTGGTGAGCGCATCCTGCGCGGCCTTGATCTTGGCCTGCAGTTGTGCGTCGATAACCTGCTGACCTTTCCCGAGCTCGTTGATCTGCTTGTTGATGCCTGCGATGCCGTCGCGCAGCCTCTGCGACTGCTCGCTGTTCGCGCCATAGAGGCGGTTCGATTCGGCCAGCGCTTTGTTCAGGCCCGTGCGCTGCTCGGTCAAGTCCTTGATCTGGCCTGCCTCGCTGCGGTGTGAGGCGGCAACGTCCAGAGCGCGCTTGATCTGGTCATCCGACGCCTTCTTGCCGTCTATCGCTGCGGTCGCTGCGGCCTGTGCGCCGCTTGCGCGGTCTTGGCGTGCAAGGTTGCCAGTCGCAGTCGCGTCGGCTGACTGGCTCTCGCCGCCAAAAAAGCGCTTGGCGCGGGTGACGAGATCATCTCCAGCCAGGGACGCAATTGCATGGGCAGGCGCCGCCGCGAAGCCGACGCCGGGAATCGAGCCGATGGCGATGGTGCCGATGCCGCCGATCTTCGGCAGGTTCTCGACGAGGAACGCGACCGATTCGACCGCCTTCGCGAGCAGCGCCACCATGGTGCGCAAACCGTCCGATTTATCGAATGCCTGCTCCGCGCGCTCCCATGCATTGCCGAGGTCGTTCATCGACTTCTGCAACGGGGTCATGGCGTTGTCGGCCAGACCCTTGACGGAGTGCTGCAACGCATCGAACAGGACGCGCTGCGCACCCGCGATGTCGCCCATGCGAGTGAGCTTCTCAATCTGCAGCTGCTGCGAGCTGGTTAGCGCGCCAAGCGCTTTGTCCAGTTCCTTCGCGCCCTGCGCTGGATCGGAGAACGCCTGCGCCAGCTGCTTTGTCGCAGCTGGGATGTCCTGACCGGTCGCCTTCGCGTAGTCGACGGCGATGCGACTGAGATCCTTGAACATCGCGCCGCCGATGTCGTGCACCTTGGACAGTTCGGAGACGATAGCCGTCGCTGTATCGCGCGTGACCCCGGGTGCTAACGACAGCTGCTGGATAAAGCCCTTGAGGTCGGCATTGGAGAAGAGCCCGGCGCGCCCCGTCCCGGAGAGTTGCGCCTGCACGGTGTTCAGGCTGCGCGCTGTGGACTCGGCATGCACCATCGCGAGCGCCAGCGCGCCCGCTGCGGCGGCGCCGGCCAGCAGGGCCGCGCGCATAGGCGTGATGAGGCTCGTGACAGCAGCGACAGCGTTGCCGACGCCGCCGAAGGTGCCAGTCAGGCGACCAGCTTCCAGACCGACTGCGCGAACGACCGAGCCACCCGCAAGCCACATGTCGAAAATCGACCTGCCCGCGTGAACCAAACCTTGCATCTGCGCCGTGGAAATGACGGCGCTGCCGCCGATGCCTTTCACCTCCTTTTCCGCAGCCTGCAGTTCCGCGATCAGGGGCTCAACATCCTTCGCACCTGCTTGCGCTGCCTTGTAGCGCAGTAGCGCTGCACTGCCGCCTTCCAGCGCAATCTTCTGCTCACGCAGCGCGGCAATCTGTGCGCGCAGGCCGTCCGTGAACGCGGCGGCGGAGGCAGACTGCTGCTGGAGTTGCTGGACCTTGCGCTGCTCGTCTTCGAGTTGCTTCAGTTCCGCAATGGCCGGCTGGAGCTTCGACGTGTCGATGCCCTGCAGGTCCGCCTTGATCTGGATCTGCTCGGACGCGCTCTTGCCGGAGGTGAGGATGTCCTGCTTCGCGCGCAGGATCGCCGCGGCAACGCTCTCTTGCGCTGCTGCCTGCTGCTTCGCGGCATCGGCTTGCGCCTTCGCCGATGCCGTCGCCTGTGCGTCCGCAGCCGCCTTCGCCGCGAGCGCTGCCTTCTCGGCCTCAAGTTGCGCGATCAGCGGTTCGGCGTCGCCCGCTGCGCCCGCTTGCGCTGCACGGTAACGAAGGAGCGCTGCACTTCCACCCTCAAGCGCAATGATCTGTTCGCGAACCGAGGCGATCTGCGCTTGCACCCCCTGGATGAAGGCATTGGCCTGGGCGCTCGCCTGCTGCGCCTGCTGGAAGCGCTGCTGCTCGTCTTCAAGCTGCTTCAGGGCGGAGATCTGGTCCTGAATCTGCGCGCGGTCGATCCCCTTGAAGTCCGCTTTGATCTCAAACTTCTGGGACGCGCTCTTGCCCGCAGTTTGCAGGTCCAGCGTGGCGCGCTGGATCGAACTGCGCAGGCGGCTCAGTTCCCGATCGGTTCCATCGGCGGCGCGCTTGGCGCCGTCGGTGATCTTGTCCAGCCCCTTGCCAGCGGTCTGCCCGGCCTGATCGACCACCTGCGCCAGCTTCTGCACGCCTTGGCCGATCTGGTCCAGCCCGCGCGTGGCACCGGTCCCATCGACCTCAAATTCAAGCTGGTATTTGCTTACTTGGGTCATGGGGCGTCCGTCTGGTGGATTGCTTCAAGGGCGGCCTGCTCCATCACGCGGATGTCGGCCTTCATGCGCTGGCGCTCCTCGCCCGTCAGGCCAAGGTCGTCCAGCTCACGGTGAAGCACGAGGTAATCGAGGGCGACCGGGCCGCCAAAGCCCATGCGCCACTGGCCGCCGATGTCGCAGAACAGAGTGAAGGCCGGCCAGTTCTCAGGCCACACCTCCACGGTCCTGTTCTTCATTGCCTGCGCGATCGCGGTTCCGATCGCGTCGCGCTCGGAGGTCTGTCGTGGCCGCTCGTACATGGCCGCGGCCACCTCTTTCAGTTTCCCAGGCGGCCTTCGATGATGGCAGCGCGGTACTGCTCGATGATCGCTTCGGCCCCGCCCGGCATCTCGTCGCAAAGCTGCCTGATGTTCTCGGGGCTGGATTCGACATCCAGCCCCCAACCCTCAAGCATTTGCTCGATCTTGCTGGCGTTCCACTGCGACATGAGCTCGACGTACTTCTCGGAGGAGAACTTGCCGTCCTCGCCCGCCGCATCAGACGACTCGGGGTGTTTGGGCAGCGTGTCGATCCACGCGCCGAACTCCTGGCGGGTGCGGTACTTGTAGGTGACGGGGATGGACAGCTCCGTGCCGTCGATGTCCTTGAACTTGACGACGCGGGCGAACGACTTCGGACGGTTTCCGAGTTTGACGGTGGGCATGAATTGGTTCCTTCGCGGGGTGGTTGAAATGCCCGTGCCCCAGCCGGCCTCTCCCCGCGAAGAGAGAGAACCAGCCGGGGTCGGTGCTCAGAGATCGGCTTGCGCCGAGGGGGATCAGGTCGAGTAGGAGATCTGGCGGCCCAGGAAGGCGAACGAGGCGTCCACCGTGTTGACCTGGTTCACGTTCATCTTCGGCGACTCGTTCACGGCCATGTAGCCGTAGGCGTAGGTCGTGCCGCCGCCGCCGAGGGCCATCTTGAACGCCACCGGCTCGAGGGTGCGCGAGATGCCCACCATGGTCAGCCAGTTCGCGTCGGCCGGATCATGGGCCAGCGTCAGGACCGTGGTCGTCGCATTGAAGCCGGTCGGGATCTTCAGCGCGTTGCGGCTTGCCAGCAGTTGCACGTCGGTGAAGCGCGGATCACCGCCTTGGGTCTGCACGCCCGTCACCTGCGGGATCTGCACCCAGGTGCCGACCTTCTGCGTCGTGCCCGTGCCGGAACCGGCGGGATAGAACTTGGTGCTGGTGGAGTCCAGGCCCAGGATGTTGAACGTGTTCGTGTCCTGCTGGTCCACGCGATAAATCGCGTTCGTCGCGTCCTCCCATCCCGAGAGGAGCAGCACCTCGTCGTTGTCCACGTAGCCGTGGGAGGCGGAGGTCGCCACCGCCGGATTGGCGTTCGTCAGCGCAGTGACGCTCTTCGCGCCAGCGAATTGATCGAGGCTGCAAAAATAGAATCTGGTCCCTTCCGGGAAATTGAATGCCATATACTTACCTTTCGCCCTTGCGGGGCACAAAAAAACCGCCCGAAGGCGGCTGGTTGCGATTGCCCAAGGCGGGCGATGCAAAGAAGAACGCCCGCGTTAAACGGGCGTTCTCACATGCTCTGGTTGTCTGCTACGGCTGATGCCAGCAGGTGAAGTCCTGCCTGCATCCGTACACGGGAATTTCTGCGTCGTAGTCGGCGATGGCCGCGCCGATCGGGCGCGCCACGAATGCGCTCGTGGAGCACATGGCGTCCTCGATCGCGCGAATGATCTGCAGCGCCTCGGCCCGCGTGTTGGACCACACGTTGATCTGCATGTGCGCATTGCGCACGCCCGGCGCCACGTTCGCGACCATGTTCAGGACGTCTCCGCCCACTTGCTGGAACGTCACGTAGGGTCGCGTCGTCGACGTCGGCGCGAAGTCGGGAAACACGCGCGGCGTGACGGTCTTGAGCAGCGTGAAGAGGTCGGCTTCGAAAGTCATTGGCCGCTCCCGCTCATCACTTCCAGCAGCTTTGCCTTTGCCGCGGCAACAGCTTCGGGGTACTTTGCGGACGCCGGCCGGATGAACGGCTTCGCGGCCACTTGAACAGGCTCAGGAAGGGGCGCCTTCTTGTTCGTGTACCACTGCCCGTCGCTTCCGAGATAGACCTTGTATTTGCGGATGTAGCCGAACTCCACGAGATGCCCGTGGGGGGCGCGCGGCAGGCCGTCCTTGGCCGTTCGCCAGCTGACGTGATAGGTCGCGCGGCCGGGGCTGCTGTTTTCCTCGGAATACTTCTGGTAAATCGAGTTGTGGAGGTTGCCCGTGTAGGTTCCGAGCGCCGACACGTTCGTTCGAACGGCCTGGTACAGCACCTCCGCTCCCGCCTGCGCCGCCGGACGTACGGCCGCCTGGATGTCCTGGCCGATTTCCTCGATGAGCGCCTGGATGTCCGGCAGGTTGTGGTAGACCGTGAAGGTGTGCGAGCCGCCGTACTTCGCGCGCCGGACGGCCGACTGCCTGCTTGGCTTCATGCCACCACCTCGCAGGCGAGATCGACGAACTCGCTGCCCTCGAGGTCTGGCAGCACGGCCTTGACCTGATAGACCGTCGAGCCGTGCGTGACGCGCATCGCCGCGGTCACATCGGTGCGATAGCGGATGCGGATCGACGCCTTCACGATGGACAACTCTGCACCGCCGCGGATGCTCTCAAGTCCAGAGAGTTGCCGCACGTCCGCCCACACTTTTCCGTCGCCCGCCGTGATCAGATTCGTCCACGTCGGAACAACCTGGCCGATGCTGTCCTGCGTGGTGCCGGGCTGCTGGATCAGCACCCGGTGGCGGAGCTTGCCGGCCTGCATGGTCAGGCCGACACCACGCGATAGGGATCGAGCAGCCCGTCGAAGAACGGCATCGGATCGACCTTGATGGAGCGCTCGGCGACGACCTCGGCACGGAACTCGTACAGGGAGCCGATGCGCAGGAGCATCCATTGCTTGATGCCATCGGGAACGGCGGTCGCGTCACTCCCGTACCCTGCGCTGTAGTTCACGGCAACCGCGCCGATTTCGGGCAACGCAATCGGCCAGATGCGGCCGAAGGCGGGGGCGATGCGTGCGGGCAGCGCCGACAGGTCCGCCACCAGTGAGCCGTCCGAGGCGCGCTGGATGCCATTCGCGGCGGCGTCCCAGGCGAGGGGCTGCGGCGTGCCGCTCATGTCCCGGTAGACGAGCGAGCTGATCGACTGCACCGGCCCGCGCTCGAGCTCCAGACAGCACGGGAACGCGTCCAGCACCAGCCGCCAGCTCTGGGTGATGAAGCTGCGCCCGGTCAGCGTCTCCGCATACTGGCGCGCCGCTGCGATGAGCCGCCCGATCAGCGCATCATCGTCGGTCATGTCCGGGTCGATGCGCAGATGCGTGCGCGCCTCGTCCAGAGACACCGGCTCGACGCTCGGTGCGGCTGTCTGAATGAGCATGGCGGCTCCGGAGCTTTACTTGACCCGAACCCTGGACGGCGCGGCAGGCGCGGGTGCAGCCTCCGCTGCAGGATCGGGCAGATCCACTTCCTCGGCGATGCCGCGCGCCACATGGCGCCGCGTCTCGTCCGTGACGGGATAGTCCTTGCCCGCCTCGTAGACTGGCGCGCTGAACCCGTGCTCGCCGACAGCGTGGAAGCTCTGGGTGTAGCGGATGGCTTTCATGCGTTCTCCAGCAACAGGGGCTCCGCACAGGGAGCCCCTTTACTTGCTTGCGATCAGAGCTTGACTTGCTTGACCGTGGCGAGGTTGGACGCGCTCTCCGGCGCATACCGGCCATCGACGCCGAGCACGACCGCCGCCGCCGCGCCACCGGTCGCGCCGCCCGTCACCAGGCCGAACTTGATGTAGCGCTTGGAGGTGGCAACGAGGTCGTCGGCGCGCACGCTGATGGCGACCTGCGCGTTGTCGTTCGCCGAGGCGGACGCGGCCAGTTGGGTGGCCGTCTTCAGCGCCGTGGCGTTCGTGCCGTCGCTGTCGCAGGTGTAGCACTTGAAGTCGATCGTCTCGCTCGCCATGTCGCCGGTCATGGCGATTGCCAGCACCTGGTGGAACGTGTTCATGTCGATCACGTCCGAGAACTTCTCGGTGTTGGCGACCGTCTGGGGATCGATCGTGCCGAGGATTGCCAGCTTCTCGCCGGCCGCAACGTTTGCGTTCATGATGAACTCCGGAAAGGGAATGAGGGTTGCGGGAGGAAGGGCGGCACCGCGCCGCCCCTCGCGTCACCGATCAGCGGGCCTGCAGCGACAGGAACGGCGACAGGTTGTTGCTGCCGTTGGCGGGCGTGATGGCCGCGGAGAGCTTCGACTGACCGTCCATGCGGAAGATCGTGCGGAACGCCACGGCGTCCGCGTCGAAGTAGATGTGCATCGAGCTGGCCGTCTCGACGCCGCCCGCCTTGGTGATGGCCTGGTAGTAGGACAGGTCCACCAGGTTCACGTCGCCCTGCGAGCTGAAGCTCTTGGCGTGCTGGCTGACGATGATCGGGCGGCCCAGCAGCATCCCGTAGGGGTTGCTCTGGATCGCGCCGTTCACCGACATGCCGCCCGGCAGGTAGATCGGGTAGTTGCCCAGCGTCAGGGTGAACAGCGCCGGCAGGACGTCGTTGTTGATGACCCACACGGCCTTGCCGAACGAGCCCGAGGGCAGGCGCGCGATCATGTTCGCCAGGTTCGTGGCCGTGAGCGTGTTGGACGACTGGCCCGAATCCTTGGACACGACCACCGCCGCGCCGCTGTTCAGCGCGCCGAGCGGCAAGCCGCCGCCGGTTCCGAACAGGATCGCCTCGTTGGTCTTCCAGCGGATCGAGTCGGCGACCTTGCCGGGCAGCCAGCTATCGAGCGCGCTCGTGTCGGCCAGCAGTTCGTCCGTCATGGGCACCAGCGCCATGAGCTTCTTCAGGCGCAGCGCCATGGTGCCGAGCACCGGCTTGACCTGCGTGCCGGCGGCGGCTTCGCCCTGCCAGTAGGCGCGGATGCCGTTGCTGCCCCAGGGCGTCGTCTCGTCCTTGGGGAACGTCATGTTGTTGCCGGTGACGTTGACGTCATCGCACAGCGGCAGCAGCGCGTCTTCGCCCAGCGAGAGCTGGAAGATCTCGGGCGAGAAGGCCGGCGGAATGGCGAAGCCGCCATCGGCGCCCGCGCCCTCGTTGCCGTAGGTCGTCGGCGCGGCGGCCACCACCGCCAGGCGCGTGTCGGCCGCACCGCCCACCGCCTTGACCTGCGAGGCGCCGTAGACGGCCTGCGCGAACTCGCCGAAGGACTTGAAGCCGCGCTTCGGGTCGTTTTCGACGTTCTCGCGCACTTCGATGCGGGCGGCGGCGGGGATGGCGACGCTGGAAGCGCCAGCCGGACGCGCAGCGGCGATGCCGGCCTCTTCGGCGATCAGCGCGTTCTCGCGTTCGATGGCGGCGGAGGTCGCGCCGATGCCGTCACGCAGGGCGGCGTAGGCGGCGGTTTCCTCGTCAGTCCAGCCGCGGTTTTCGGCGGTGGCCTTGGCGTCCGTCGCGTCGTTGAAGGCGCGAGCGGCCTGGACCTGTTCGGCCTTCTTGGCCTGCAGGGCGCGGAGCTTTGCACTCATTTGGGATCTCCAGAAACACGAAAGCCGCCCGGAGGCGGCTGTAGAAACGACAAAGCCCGCTTGCGCGGGCTCACGGGGTTGCACAACGGCCCAACGGGGCCTGCACTGAAGCGCCTACGGACGCGTCAGCGGGGTGGGCCGTGCCAGCCCGGGACTCAGTTACAGACTCAGGATGTCCAGTTCACGCGCCCGCGCGGCGTGCGCGCGGGCGCGGGCTGACTCAAGGGCAGCGAAATCAGGCTGCGCAACCGGTTCCGGCTCCGGAACGTCCTCCATCGCGATCAGTTCCGCTACGGAGCCTTGCGCACCTTTCAGCTTGCGAGCCATGCCGCGCAGCACATCCGCGCGCGTGGCGATGCCGTCGATCATTCCGGCCGCCAGAGCATCCTTCGCCCCGAGCACGCGGCCCTGCCCCATGCCGTCGCGCACGGACGCAACGGGCGCATTCCGGCCGCGCGCCACGGCTTGCGTGAACGCTGCGTAGTAGCCGTCGACCGACGCCTGGATGGCGGCGCGCGCTTCATCCGTGAGCGGCTCGAAGGGGTTGCCCTCGGTCTTGAACTTGCCCGCGGAAATGAGCGTGGCCTTCATACCCATGGCATTCATCAGCCCGCTCATGTCCATGTGCATCGTGTAGACGCCAATGGAGCCGACTTCACCGCCGGGCGTGCAGTAAAACTCGGTGCACTGCGAGCCGGTCCAGTAAGCGGCGGAGGCGGCCAGCGAGTTCGCGAGGCCGATCACAGGCTTGGCCTTGCGGGCGCTGTAGATCAGGTCGGCCAGTTCGCCGGTCCCGTAGACGCTGCCGCCGGGGCTGTTGATGTCGAGCAGCACTGCGCCCACGGTGTCATCGTTGATGACGTCCATGAGCGCGGCAGCGAAGGCGTCTGTGCTGGTGTCGCCGCCGTCGTAGTAGCCGCCCGGCGTGAGCACGCCACTCATCGGCAGGATCGCGATGGCTCCGGAGCGAGCTCCCGCCCCGCGCGCGCCGCGCATCGGTGCGGCCAGCGGACTCGCCACGATGCCCATGGCGTCCGACTGCAGCGCCCACGGCGCGCCGCGCAGGTCTTCGGCGAACCGGAAAGCACGGCCCTCCGGGCGCTCTTCGGTCGGCTTGGAGTCGTGTTTGTCGGTCATACGCTCTTTCCCAGCGCCACAAGCGACGCAATCAGTTGGTTCTCTCCCACTTCGGACAACGCAGCATGCGCCGTCACCCACTCCTGCGCCGCCGACAGCGGAACCGCCAGGGTCGCCGCGACGAGGCTTGCTTCCGGCGCCTTGCCTTCCTTCATGATCCGGCGCGCAAGGCGTTCCGCGGCGGACAGCAGCAGGGCGTCCACGCGTGTGACAGCACTCTCTCGCATGGCCTTTTTCGCTGCGGCTTTGCGCGACCGACGTCGTGCACGGCGTGCGTCCGCGGAGCCGTCATCGGCGCCGCTATCGCCTTCTACCAGCTCGTCGGCAGCAGCATCGGACTCCTCGACCATGTTCAGGGGCCGCAGCGGCTCGTCCAGCCCGTCGATCGGGTCGAAGCCTTCCTGCTCGCGCGCTTCGTTGCGGGTGAGCCAGCCTGCATTGATGCCCGAGGTGTAGTAAGTGCCCCGCGCTACCGAATCACCGCGCATCATGCGGCGCATGTCGAACTCGGGCTCCAGCCCCATCGGCTCGTCGGCTCCGAGCAGGAAATACTCGATCGAGGACTCCCACAGCTCCGCGTACGGCAGCATCGTGTCCGTCCAGAATTCGATGGACTGCTGCTCGATGTTGGAGAACGTCGCTTCGGACAGATCGCCGACTTTGTGCGGCGGAATGCGCCAGATGCTCGCGATCTCGCTTTTCTTGGCCGCGCGCGCCTCGATGAACTGGGCTTCCTTGTTGTTCAGGCCCAGTTCGTGGAACTTCATGCCGCGATCCAGCACGGCCACCTTGCCGCCGTTCGCGCCACCCTGCATCTGCTGCCAGGAATCGCGAAAGGTCTTCTTCGCCTCGGTCGTGGCGAACTGGCCGGGGTACTCGATCCAGCCGCCGCCGGGCTTTGCGTCGTTTGCGAAAAAGCGCGCCGAATACGCCTGGATCGACAGGCCCTCGCCGATCGCCTCGCGCGCCAGCGTGATCGGGCTCAGGCCGAGGTAGCTGTCGTCGCTCTGTCCGCGAAGGTGCCAGATCTCGTTGCGGGCAAAGTAGTAGGTCTGGTTGTTCGCGTCGACGTACCTGTAGCGGTAGTTTCCCGCCGCATCCAGCAGTTCGACTGTCATCCGATCGGGATGCAGCGGAAGGAGCTCGACGATCTCGCCCTTGCCGTTGGCCGTGATCTGGCAGAACGCGTTGCCCCGAAGCGCGAGATGCCCCTGCAGCATCAGCCGCCACTCGTAGGGCGTCTGGAACCGGTTCGGGCTCTTGGCGAACAGGCGATAGAGCCAGTGCTTGGTGTTCTTCGTCCTGCCGCCGCCCGTTTTCGGCTGGTAGAGCGTGAAGGGCATGACCGCAAAGCTCTCGGCGAGCACGCGAATGCAGGAATACACCACTGGAAGGCCGAGAGCCGACACAGGCGTCACGCGCACACCGGTGCGCGTCATGGAGCCGAGCGGCGTGAACCAGAACGACCCCCACGGGCTGCGGTCCATCATCCCGCCATCGGCACGGACTCGGCTGAGAAACATCAGCCGCCCTCACCGGCCGACTTGTCGGCTTTCTTCGGGTCGTACAGGCCGCCCAGATAGGCGCCGATCAGCACCAACACCAGCAGAAGACCGCCAGCAACGGCAATTCCCCAGCCGATATTGATCACGACACCGCCAGCGAGAACCATCAGCCAGCCGACCAGCAGGCACAGATTGAAGACGCGCAGGTTCAATGTGGTTCTCCCCGCTCAGACGGTGAGCAGTTCGTAGTCCTCGCCGATGACATTGGCCGCCGGTGCGAGAGACATGAGGCTGACAGCATCGAAAAGCGCCATCAGCGGGTCGATCTTGGCGGAGCCCGCCGCCTGCTTGGTGATCATCACGGCGTTGCCGCGGGCTTCCACCTTCGCGTTGCCCACGCTCCACGCCATCAGGGCCGCGCCTGCGTGCACCAGCTCGCCTGCGGCCAATTTGCGCTCGGTCGTCTTGATCGCCGCATTGAGCTTCCAGCCCTGCGACACCCCGACGATGCGCTCCATTCCGATGTCGCAACCGGGCGCGGTGAGCGCGTCGATGATGTCGCCGATTCCGGCAGCGTCCACGCCGATTCCAGCCTTTTCCGGCAGCAGGCCGACGTCGCGCACCCGGCAGACGATCTCCGCCACCGCCTGCACGTCCTGCCCCGGCTGCTCCACGATGGTGAGATCCCCGGCAGCGGCGAAGTCCGACAGCCGCGCGGCGATCTCCTTGCGCCGCTCCAGCGCGATCCGGTGTGCCCACGCATGCGCCCAGGCCAGCCAGCGGCGTGTACCGCGCTCGCGCCCCAGCACGCACAGACCCAAGAGGTCGTCCAGGCCACCGCCGTCGATGCCGACCACGGCGACTTCGCTGCGCTCGAGCAGGCTGTCCAGCGTCACCCCCGGCTCCGCTGCCGCCTCCCAGAAGTCCGCACCCGCCCACCGATCCGACCGCAGATTCAGGCCGATCTCGACGTTCAGGTGCTTTGCGAGGAACTGCTGAAACGTGCCGTCCGTCTTCGCCTTGACCCTGCGCAGCTGGTCGTGCAGCCATTCGGCGCTCACCGACCGCCCGATGTTCGGGTTCGTGATGTAGAAGTTCTCGGGCTCGAGATACGCCTTGTCCTCGAGCATCCTCCGCGGAAACTCGTACAGCACACCCAACGTCTTGCGGTCGGCAACCTTGCCATCGCGCACGTCGCGCCAGTAATCCAGCCGCTCCTTGAACACCCCGGCCGGCGGCTCGTCGGACTGGGTGGTCAGGTAGATCACCCATCCCTCCTCGCGCGACACCTGGCCGCCGAGCGCCTCCATGAACATCGCAGCGGCGTTCGACCGCTTGCCGAACACCCACAACTCGTCGACCAGCACCTTGCCGGACTTCTTGCCGGACACCGTGTCGGTGTCAGCTGCCACCACTTTCAGGCTGTTGCGATTCACCCGGTGCGTGATCGTCCTCAGATGGTCCTGGATGTGGAACAGCGCGGACAGCTCCTCGTCCTCGCGCACCATCGCCGCGGCCGGCTTGTAGGAGTTGTCCGCCACTTCCTTGGTTGGCGCCAGGATCAGGTGCTCCTCTTCCTCGCGCCAGCACAGGATCAGGGCCGTGAGCATGATCCCAGCCGCGATCGTGGACTTCGTGTTCTTCTTGCTAATAAGAAGGCCGTACTCGCGGATCAACTGCTTGCCGGTGTCCGCGTCATACCCGCCGAAGATGGCCGCCACGAAATCGAACACCCACTGCTCGGAGCACTCGCCGAACGTCGGCTTGCCCGGCAGATCGACCACTCGCAACGACTTGAAAATCTCGAGCGCCTGCGCGGCCTGCTCCGGAAAAATCGGCGCCGGAATGATCGAAAGCCCCGCGACGAGCCGATCCTCCCAATCCGGGCAAGCCGTGCTCCACGCCATGCGATCACACCTTCTTGCCGCCAGCCGCGATCAGCCGCGGCGGCGCAGCAGGAGCGAACCGGCTGGCGACTTTCTCGGCCTGGGCCTGCTTCTGCTCCTTCTTGCCGCCCTCGCCGCGCTTGGCATGGACGTATGGCAGCAGCGCCAGGAGGGCCTTCATCTGGGACGGGCTCACGTCCAGATGGCCGAGCGCGACCAACTCCAGCGTCGGCCGCGGGTCCAGCGGCTCGCCAGGATTGGCCTTTGCCATCTCCGGCGCGATCAGGACCGCAGCCACCCTCTTGCGGCCCGCCCCTTCGCGCTTGCCGCCCGAATTGGGCCGTGCACCCCCGCTTTTACCCTTCACGCCGGCCATTTGCTGATTCCCAAGTCATTTGCTGATTGGCATGGATGGCCGGTTTAATCTGCGCGTGCG